GCCAGAGCGGCATGGTTATGAGAAATATCATCTACTTCCTCCTGTTTTCGTAATACCCATCTAATGCCACCACAGTGGCACCGCAAGGACACCTGGCATAATAATTCCTGGGTGTCCCATAACCCATTGCAATTGCTTATGCGCTGATAACGGAGGGCCGCCATGTGGTTCTGGACCGGCGCCCGCTGGCAGTTTATCTCCCTGGCCTCGCCGTGGTTTGCGATAATGACCACCGCGAACGTCCCGGTATCCCGGACGCCGCCGAAGCAGGTGATCCACGAGGCGCCGGTCGCGGTGCCCGAATATCTCGCGCGCATTCGCGAGCACTGTGATTGAGATGGTTGCCCCCGAGCGGCCGTTGGGCCGGTTCTGCCGCTTTGATCCATCCGTCGCCGGGCTGGGGGTTGTTCTCATGCTCGCCCCGGTGGGGTGGATGCTGTGATCCGTCTGTTCGTCTACATGGCGCTGTTCGCCATCGCGATAATCGCGGTCGTCGTATTATCCACTCGTATCAAGGTGATCGGTTGATGGCAAAGCCGTGATATAAGCGTCTTTACAAATTCCTCGCGGGATATGGCGAAGACACGCCGGCTATGATTGTGGTGACGCCGTTGGTGCCGCCACCAGCACTGCCGCCGAAGCCGCTGACGATTGTCGAGCCCGTCGGCAAAGTCACCGACGCCGTAAAGCGTAAGATAGCCAAAGCGAAACGGAAACGCACATGAACCCGCTCACAATTATCCTGATCATAATCGTGCTGTTCATCCTGCTGGGCGGCGGGTTCGGCTACCATCATTATTGGTAACCGATAACGAGGATGAGTGCGACTATGGCTAGCGGCTCCCCGTCGGCCCATTCTAGACGGAGGCGCCAAATGTCTGGCACCGCACACCCGAGTGTTATACCGATTCCCGACCCTTCGGTAATAACCGCGCAGGAAATCGCCAAGGCAAGGATTGAGTTACGCGAAGAGTTCAACCATCTTATCGATGGCCTAAGAGAGGCTATCCTGGTGCGGATGACTGCCGCAGATCGCGCCAAGGACCTGTTGGCGGATGATATCGAAAAGCGGCAAAAGATCACCGATACGATGCTCGGCGAGCTTAAGGCCGTGCAGATTGCGTCTGATCAGGTCGTCGATGCACGCGCGCAGGCTGCCAATGATGCATTGGAGAGGCTGCTCAATTCCTCGATCAATGCCACCACTTCCATCTCCGACGTCAGGCATGAGGCGACGCAACTTGCCATCACCAAGGTTGAGACCCAACTGCAATCGGCCTTTGCTGCGTCAACCTCGGCGGTAAACGCCGCGCTTACCACAGCCAATGCCGCTGTGGATGCGGTAGACCGCAAGGCGATTATGCGTAGCGACGCAACCGACCAACGTATTACGGCTCTTGAAGATAAGGTGATGGGCAAGATTCAGTCCGTGAAAGACCTTATCAGCCTCGGAACCGAGATGGGGAAAGAGGCGATTACCAAAGCCGAGAACGCGGCGGAGAAAAGGTTCGAAGGTCTCAATGAATTACGCGGCGCAATGTCCGATCAACAGTCGTCCTATCTGCCGCGTATTGAGGCTGAGGCTAGGTTGCGCAGCTTCGAGGATAAAATAGATCACACAATAAAGGGGGTTGCGGCGAACGCGCTCGATATGAAGGGCATGGTGAGGCGCGAGGATCTTAAGCCAATCACGGACGACATCACCAAGCTGCGCGATACGGCGTCGATCTCGGGCGGCAAAGAGAAGGTGTGGGCGATCGTCGGCGGAGGTGCCCTGTCTATAGCGGCCATTGTCGTGGCGATGTTCGCCACCTTCCACAGACCCGAGCCAAACCCGGCGGTTACGCCCGAGACCGGCCGCATCAACGATCTGGTGACGCAGTTGAATGCGCTAAATGCCGCGCAGGACGCCAGAATGACGGCGCTGTCTAATCGGATAAACCAGTTAACGCCACCGCCAGTCAGTCGACAATCCGCCGCGCCGCCATAACAAGGGGCACCCAATGAAATCCCCAACGACCAGTATCACGCTGCTGACGCGCGACCAACAGACCGAGGTGGTTTCGCTCCACGTTCCCAAGACCTTCGAGCCCTACGACGTGGTTATCTGGCACGGCCGCTTCTTCATTCCGAAGGTCGGCATTGGGAAACACGACGGCACCTACCACGAGGCAGTGTCGTTCTGCGCGATCAATGGCCATTGATGGCCGCCTCGCTCTGCCGCTGGTGCTTCTGCTCATGGCCGCATCCGGGGACACCATCCCCACCATGCGCGGCTGTCCCGCGAACCTGACGCTGACCCTGCGCGAGGGGGAGGTGATCCGGGGCCCGACGCAGACCGACACGCCGCCCGGTTATCCGCTGCAATTCATCATCCGCGAGGGCGCCGCCCTGCGCGGCCCGCTCATCATCTCGGTCTGCGGCACCGATGCGCGGATTGAAGTAAGCCAACCGTAAGTCCGCCCGCTAAGGGGATTTCTTAAATGCCGCTGCCAAAACTCAAGGCGTCCGCCGCTGCCTGCTATCCGACTGAGTCCGAAACACTCTCGGACTTCATGTCACGTTGTGAGGACGGCGGAGACAGCGAAGCCGCCTGCATGCTGGCGTGGAATGCGGACAAAGCCGTGCCCGCTACGGTGGAGCGCGATGTGCAAATGAAGTGGTTCCCGACCGTTCTTGAGGTGAAGGGCCTCAACGACGGCGCACGCACCATTGCCGGCACGGCAACAACCCCAAGTGTCGATCTGGTGGGTGATATCGTTGAAAGCATTGGGGCAAAATACACACTGCCCGTGCCCCTTCTGTTGCATCACCGCCACGACCAGCCCGTCGGCGAAGTGACCTTTATGCAACCGACAGCAAAGGGCATTCCGTTCCAAGCACGGATCGCGAAAATCGATGAGCCAGGGAAGCTAAAGGACCGGGTGGACGAGGCTTGGCAATCGGTTAAGGCCGGGCTCATCAAAGGCGTCAGCATCGGCTTCACGCCGATCAAAGACAAATACGAGATGATCAAAGGTGGTGGAATTAGATTCCTAGAGTGGAACCTACATGAACTCTCGCTGGTCGTTGTGCCAGCGAATCAGGATGCGACGATTAACGTTATTCGCTCGATAGACACGCAAGCGCTGCGGGCCGCGACTGGCCAGAAGCAGAAGGCGCGCGTTCTTGAACCTGCCGGCGTCACGGCGAGTGCAACACGAGCCAAGCCGGAGGGCAAAATGGCAAGGACGATTTCCGAAGACATCGCATCTTACGCATCAACGCGTAATGCGCACCAAGCGAAGATGGACGAAATGATGGACAAGGCCAGCGAAGAGGGCATGACCCTCGATGCTGACCAGGAATTGGAATACGACGAGTTGACCCAAAAGGTCGCGGCGATTGACAAGCACCTCGATCGTTTGCGTGAGCGTGAGCGCGCCAACCGCAACGCCGCCGTGGCCGTCGATGGCGACACCATCGGTCGCAACGCCGGGGCATCGCTTGCTGGCGTCCGCGCCGCGGTGCAGGTCAAGCGTCCGCCGCTGGAGAAGGGCACCGCGTTCACCCGCTACGTGATCGCGCTCGCCATGGCCAAGGGCAACCCGAGCCAGGCCGCCGAGATCGCCAAGCGCGATGCGTGGCAGGACACCCCCGAAGTCGCCAGCGTTCTGTCATACGCCTCGCAGACCGGCACGACCGAGATGAAGGCGGCGATTACCCCCGCGACCACCTACGACAGCACGTGGGCCGGCCCGCTGTGGCAATACACGTATATGACCAGCGAATTTATCGATATGGTGCGGTCAGCGACCATTCTCGACAAGCTCGCGCCGTTTATGCGGAGGGTTCCATTTAACATCCGGGTTCCGACACAGACCAGCGGGTCAACCGCCTACTGGGTCGGCGAAGGTTCAATGAAACCAATGAGTTCCGCGGCGTTTAACACCGTAACTATGAGCTTCGCCAAAGTCGCCGCATTGGTTGCCTTCACGCAAGAGAGCCTGCGCTTCTCCAATCCTGGCCTCGAAAATCTCGTGCGTCAGGACATGATCGCCGCCATCGCCAAGAAGCTCGACACCGACCTGCTGGACACGACCAAGGCAGTCGGCACCGGCCCTGGTGGCCCGTCACCCGCGTCGCTGACCAACGGCGTCACGGGCATCAACGCGACCGGCACCACCGTGGCCGCATCGCTGACGGACATCAAAACGCTGCTCAACACCATCGTGGCGCTGGATATTCCGCTCACCAACGGCACGTGGGTCATGCATCCAACGCAGGCGGTATCGTTCTCGTTGATGCAGAACGCATTGGGCCAGTCGGAGTATCCGACGGTGTCTCCGGAGGGCGGCACGCTCGCCGGCTTCCGCGTCATCACCTCGACGAATATCCCGTCGTCGGGTGGCTCGCCCACAGATGGTTACATGATGGCATTTATCTGCCCTGGCGAAATCCTGCTGGCCGATGATGGCAACGTGACCATCGACGCGAGTGACCAGGCGTCTCTGCAATTCGACAGCGCTCCCGACTCGCCTGCCACCGCTTCGACAGTAATGTTGTCCCTGTGGCAAGCGAACATGGTGGCATTGCGCGCTGAGCGTGAAATCAACTGGTATAAGCGTCGGACCGGCGCTGTGCAGTTCCTGGATTTCGTGAAATACAGCGCATAACAATACTCTGATAATACTAGACTAATACTATTCGGGGCATCTCGTGTCCCGTTCCGAGGCTTGCCGCGCTCTTGGCAAAGGGCGCGGTTGGCGGACGTTTCCTCCCTAAACTCGCGCGCCTGAGCAATTTGGCGCGCCTTCTTTCCCAGGAGCAATCCATGCGGCTGCAGGTGATCACGCCACAAGGCTTGGAGTTCGATGGGCACAAATATGCCCAGGGGGAGGAATTCGAAATCCCTGACGACATGCGTCACGGCCCCGCCTGGGTCGGGGCGATGATCCACAACAAGAAAGTGAAGCGCGCTGATCCGGTGGTTCTCGGCACGCCCACGCCGCCGCCACAGCGGAAGGTCATGGCGCCAGTAGAGTCCACACCCCAGCCCACACCGGTGGTCGAGGAAGTGGCGCCCGCCGAGCCCGAGCCCGAGGCTGAGGGCGAGGAAGGCGCGGACGCCGATCCGACCAAGCGCCCCCGTGGCCGCCCACCCATTCATGGCCGCTACTCCCGCCGCGACATTCGTTCCGAGGAGTAGTCTCGTTGCGCCTGCTCGGCTTCGAGATATCGCGCCAGAAGGCGTCGCTGCCCGGCCTCGTGCCGGCCAATTCCGTCACGTCCTCATCGTGGTGGTGGCCGACCGTGCAAGAGCCGTTCACCGGCGCTTGGCAGCGCAACATGGAGATGTCGCAGGACACCTCGATCCGCCACCACGCGGTCTATACCTGCATTACCCTGATCGCCCAGGACATCGCCAAGCTGCGGATCAAGCTGGTCGAGCAGGACCCCGCCACCGGCATCTGGGAAGAAACCACCGCCCCCGCGTTCTCTCCCGTCCTGCGTCGCCCCAACCGCTATCAGAACCGCATCGAGTTCCTCGAGAGCTGGGTCTACTCCAAGCTCACCTGGGGCAATACGTATATCCTGAAGGAGCGCGACAACCGCAATATCGTCACCGCGCTCTACGTGCTGGATCCATCGCGCACGCGCGCATTGGTCGCACCCGACGGGGCGGTCTACTACCAACTTTATACGGACAGCCTGAACGGCATCACCGAAGACAGCCAGGTCGTCCCTGCCAGCGAGATCATCCACGACCGGATGTCGGCGGTGTTTCATCCGCTGTGTGGTTTGTCGCCGCTCACCGCCTGCAATCTCTCGGCCTTGCAGGGCATGGAGGCGCAGAAGCAAAGCATTGAGCAATCGCGCAATCAGGCGGTGCCCAGCGGCATCCTGATCGCGCCGGGGCAGATCGCGCAGGATACAGCGGACCGCATCAAGGCCAAGTGGCAGGCCAACTACGGCGGATCGAACGTCGGTCGGGTGGCGGTGCTGGGCGATAATATGCGCTTCGAACGGATGGCGATCAGCCCCGTCGATGCGCAGATGCTGGAACAGATGAAGTGGAGCGCAGAAACGATCTGCGCTGCTTTCCATGTTCCCGGGTTTCTCGTCACGCAGACCGCACCAACGTATAATAACGTCGAAGCATTGGGACTGAGCTACTTCAGTCAGTGTTTGCAATCGCACATCGAGAAAATCGAATTGAATTTGGACGAAGGCTTGGGACTGGTTGATGTCCAGGGGCATATTTACGGCACGGAACTGGACGTTGACGACGGCCTGCTGCGCATGGACAGCGCAAGCAAGATGCGCATGGTCGGCGAAGGCGTGCAGCGGGCGATTCTGTCGCCGAACGACGCCAGGAAGCGGTTCGATCTGCCTCCGGTGAAGGGTGGCGAGACGCCATTGATCCAGCAGCAATACTGGCCTATCGACGTGCTCACCCAGCGAGAGGCGGTCCCGGCGCCATTGGCTCCGACCGCATCGTTGGCCCAGCCTGGCCAACCCACGGCTCCGACGCCGCCTGCAGAACCGGCTCCTGCGCAGAGCCGCGGCCTTGATCCTGAAGCGCGCAATGCCTTCGCCGTATACGAGCTTACCAAAGCGCTGTGGCCGTCGAGCAAGAGCCTCGCCGCCGAATAGAGTCATCCAGCGCGGATCAGCCGGCCGCGGAAAACGAAGGGGCCAATGCCTCATGGATCACGCGGATATCGCTGGGTTAATGCAGGCGATTGCGCCAGTCGTGCGGCAGTATCTCGGAGAGCAGATCTCCGGCATGCAGGCACAGTTGTCCAGCATACAGGCGCAATTGCAGGCGCTGGAGACGCGCGCGGCATTGCTGCCGACGGTCGGGCCGTCAGGCACCGACGGGCTCAGCGTGGTCAGCGCGATGCAGGACGTCGAGGGCGAGCTTTGCCTGACCCGCTCCGATGGCGAATTGCTGCGCGTCGGCCGCGTCCGTGGGGTGGACGGCAAGGACGCGCCGCCCGCCAAAGACGGCATTGATGGTGAACCCGGTCCGCCGGGGCGTGGTATTGCCAAGGCGGAGCAGCGCGATCGTCATCTGTGGCTGGCTTACAGCGACGGCGTCGAACAGTGCGTTGGCGAAACCCGTGGCGAGATTGGCCCGCAGGGATTGCCCGGCGAAAGCATTAAGGGTGATCCCGGAGCCGACGGCATAGACGGCGTGGGAATAACCGACGTCGTTATCGCAGGAGATACCCGAAAGCTGCTGCTGACCGACGGTCGGGAGCTGGACCTCGGGCGCGTCGTAGGACGGGATGGGAGCGACGGCGCACCCGGACCGGTGGGGCGCGGCATCGTCGATGCGACGGTGACCGAAGAGGGGCGGCTGTATTTCGCCTATTCGGACGGCACCGAGGACACACTGCAGGTGGTGCGCGGCGCGCCCGGCCGCGATGGCATTGACGGCGCAGCGGGCGCTGACGGTCTTCAGGGCCCGCAAGGCGAGCGCGGTGAAGTGGGGCCGGTCGGCGAGAAAGGGCTTCCGGGAGAGCGTGGATTGCCCGGACGCGACGGCGTTGACGGTATCCAAGGCCCGCAAGGCGAAGCTGGCCCTCGTGGCGAGCCAGGGCTGCCTGGGGAAAAGGGCATGGACGGCGCCATCGGCGAGCGGGGATTACCCGGCCGTGACGGTGTCGATGGTCTGCAGGGCGAGCCCGGATCGCCAGGAGAGCGCGGTCTGCCGGGAGAGGCGGGACCGCCGGGGCGTGACGGGATTGACGGCAAGGACGGTGAGCTGGGCCCCCAAGGGCCACGCGGCGAACCTGGGCCACAGGGCGACGTCGGACCGCAGGGTGAGCAAGGCATACCCGGCGCGCGGGGCGAAAAGGGCGATCCCGGCCGTGACGGAGTTGATGGCCTGCAGGGTATTCAAGGCGAGCCTGGCCCGATCGGTGAGAAGGGTATGGTCGGCGAACGCGGCGAGATGGGGCCGCCGGGCCGTGACGGCAAGGACGTCGATCCCGACTTCATCCGTCAGTTTGCTGACGAAGCGATGTCCTCGGTGCACACGATGCTGAATGAGGAAATCGCCAACCTGCCGGTCCCGAAGGACGGCAAGGACGGCGAGATGGGTCCGCCCGGCCGTGACGGATCGGATGCCGATGCCACCATGGCGATCAAGGAACTTCGCGACGAGATGAGCGAGTGGCGTCGGGCCATCGAAGGCTCCGTTGAGAAAAGGATCGAGGCGGCGGTGGCCCCATTGCCACGCTCGCTGATGCTGAATGCCAACGATGACCTGGTGGTGGTGCGCCGTGACGGCTCGACCGAGATCGTCGGCCATGTGCGCGGGCCAGCGGGGAAGGACGGCAGGGACGGGGCGCCCGGTCTCGGCTTCGAGGATATGGATTGGGAATACGACGGCGCG